AAATTATAAAACGGCAAACATACAACAATATAAAAGAGTGGATTATTGTTGAAGGTTCTCAGAATTTTGAAAACGCAACAAAAAACAAAATCCAACTGGAATCCTTTTTTCAGGAGAACACATTATCCTATTCAATAAAATATATTGATTATTCAGGAAAAAAATTAGGGGGTCTCAGGAATATAGGAAATGATAATTGTTCGGGTGATATTATCATTTGTTTTGATGACGATGATTATTCTCCACCTGAACGTATTTCGCATTCAGTTGAAAAATTATTAGAATCCGAATATTTGATTGGCGGTGTAAGTGATGTTTATATGTATGATTTTTACTTCAATCAATTATTCAGATTCAAATATAAAATTCCAAATCATTCAACAAATAATTGTATGGCATATAAAAAAGAATATTTAATAGAAAATCGATATGACGATAATTGTTCTTGTGGAGAAGAAAAACAATTTACAAAGAATTTTACGAATCCAATGGTTGCATTTGATTCAGCGAAAACACTCGTTGCTATTAGTCATAATAATAACACATATGATAAACGCGATTTATGTATTGATACTCTTTCAAAAAAAATCAATTATATCAAAAAAATCCGTAAAAATATCAATCATTTTATTCCGATCGAAATTTTTCAAAAAATGAAATTCATATATGAAACTTTAGGGAATAGTAGAGAACAATACATATATAATAGTATCTGAAATATACTTCTTATTTATTTGATTCTTTTACTTTCAATATCATCCACCGGATCTACTAAAGTTGTTTCATCTAAATAATTTCCATTTTTGATTTCTGTTATATTTTCTAATAATTTATTGGAGATTGAATTATTTGTTTTTTCAAAAATATTAATCAATGTGGCAGCTGCATTTAATGAGACGCCTACCCAAACCAAATATTTTAAATCATACCCTGCAGCTAAGGTAGTAGTTAGAATTCCAGCAGATTGAACCAAATGAAAAAAATAGATCAAATATACATTCAAATTATTCAGGTTCTCTCTCTTTCTCAAAAATTTCTTCAAATCTTCTAATCTATTTATTTCAAAAATATTTTTTATTTCCAAGGAAATATTTATTTTTTCCGTGGATTGATTATTTGTATTATCCATCTATATATTATTATGCTATCATAATATACGAAATAAAAATAAATAGCAAAATAAAAGGTATCAAAAACAAGATCCAAGATAATCCAGTGTAGCCAAATGAACAGAGAAGATTTAATATCCAAGTCCAAAATAATACATAAACAATTTTGATAATAAAAATCAAATAGATATTATTTACATTGCAGTCAAATGAGCCAACGCAGTAAGTTGTTACATTACCATAATTTTGATAAGCAATTAACAAAAGTGCAATTATATTTATAACCAAATATAAATAGGCAGGTGTACAAAGATTTCTTAAACCTACTAATTTCATAATAATATATACTTTATATCTATATATTATTGATATCTATTTCCTAAATTTATACTAATGGTTGATGAACATTATAAAAATCTTTAACAGATGCTAAATTTGGATTCAATGTAGAAACATAAGAACTATTATTATATAATTGTGAAATAGGAGCCACATTTGTTGTTCCAAATAAACTGGCAGATGTATGTGGTAAATTATTAGTTAAATTGAGAGAACTTAAAATGTTCATCAAATTACCTCCTTTCATTTTTTTTTGTAGTTTCTTTTGCATTCTTTTGGTAATTCTTTTTGAACGTTTCTTTTTTCCACCTAATTGTGTAGACAAAGGATTATATAGAGGACTTGCAGCTAACCGTTCATCCGTAATATTAGCTACCATTTGAGGATCAGTCGCTACAGTATGTGGATTGAATTGATAATATGCCGAGATTGGAACATTTTCAAAACTAGCTGGTCCGAATGGAGAACCTCCAGAAAAAAAGGGAATTTTTGGACCACATCCACATCCTCCTCCAGAAAAAAGAGCATTTTTTGCACCGCAATTTCCTCCTCTCATCTTTGAACGCATTTTTCTGGATTTTTTCTCTTGAGATTTTTTTGAACGTTTGTAAAATCTTTTTGTTGTCATCTTTCTATACTATATAATATTATTTTATTTTTATTCTATATCTACGTGGGTCAACATATGTCTTCTACAACATAGATTCTTTAATCCTAAAGTATCTAAAACTTGTCCCTCTGCCGTTTTTTCTATATTTTTTTCAGTTAAATAGAGAACCTTATCTATTTGTTGACCATTTTGCAATTTAATACGTTTTACCTCATCTAAATAGAATCTATATTTATTTGCAAGCACATTTCCACAAGTAAAACATTTGACAGGAATTATCATTTTCAATTATATATTATATATTTTAGTAGATAATTCTAAATCAATTTTATAAAAATATATATCTATTTTTTAGCAGGACTGAAAAAATATAACATTATATAATAAAATATGAATTATTTATTGGTTCTCTTCTCATTATTAACCATCTTTCTTGTATCCCTTTATTTTTCTATGAAAAATCACGAAGCCTATCAAAATATGGCAGTGAATTATTCCAATGTAATTACAAATTCAAATAAAAATTATTTGGCAGATAATTCAAATTCACCTGGCGTTGCGACCTTTTCGCAAACTGAAGCGGATATAGATGCTAAAAATGAATTTACAGATAATACTGCACTACGTTATACACCTGATAATTTAAATATACAATATCACGATTCAGCGGCAGATATAAAAAATAATGGTATAGATAATACCGATTTCACTGAAATTATGGTAATGGACGCCAACGGAAATCAAATATATTTACCAAATAAAGGAACCCAAGGATATCCTACTTATCGTAATCCATATAGTTTTCCCTATGGTCCATCCACGTTTGTTCCAAATTATGAGGATAGTGTATATTTATCAAGAACCACTGGAATGAGTATTAATGCACCTGTATATGATACGGCTTCTAGTTTAGGTGGATTCTGTGAACAAAATAAAAGCAATCCGGATTTATTAGAACAGAAATGCAATCATTTGGATAAAAATGTGTGTGCATCTACCAGTTGTTGCGTATTATTAGGAGGAGCTAAATGTGTTTCTGGAAATCAACAAGGCGTGAAAATGAAATCAAATTATAATGATCCATCTCTATTAAACAAAGATTTCTATTATTACCAAGGAAAGTGTTATGGCAATTGTTTTGGCGTTTAGAAAAATGTATTATACATAAAATCGAAATACAAAAATGGGATTTTGTTTTTTGTATTAAAAACAAAATCTTAAGATGGAACATATAACTATGGAAAAAATAGATGAAAAGAGTATCGAAGAAACGGTCATTGAACTTTCCGAGAATTTCTCGAAAATTATTCCCCGAGATGTATTAAGACCCCATAAAAAACTCGATTGGGGAGATAATGGCATCGGTGATCGTTGGTGCGGCAAAAAATTCAATTATACTTCCGTCACAAATAAAGGTCTGAAAAACTATTCGGAAAACATAGAAGATTCGATTGATGCCGATGTTTTAGCAAAATTTCTAGAAGAAAACAAGAACAAAAAAGGGATTCTCGGTATTTTTGTCCATTCCAAACGCGAAAATGTGGTCAAACGACCCATTCGTAAAGATATTGACAAAGAAATCAAAAAAAATCCCTGTGTTTCGTGTGGTTCTCGTTCTGAAATCATCTGTGATCATAAGAATGATATTTATAATGATTCGCGTGTGCTAGATACCAAAACACAAGTGTTGGAAGATTTTCAGCCATTATGCAATCATTGTAATCTACAAAAACGTCAAATTTTCAAAGACGAAATAAAAAACGGCAAAATTTATTCTGCTAAAAACCTACAAAAATACCAAATGTTTCCCTTTGAATTTCCTTGGGAAAAGGTCGTATTTGATATTTCTGATATCAATACCAAAAAAGAGACTTATTGGTATGATCCTGTCGAATTCAACCGCAAAATATGTTTATATATTACATTTACTTTACCTATTCTAAGAGAAATACGAATGATAATTTCACGTCCATATAGACGCCAATTAAAAACCAAATAATGTTTGCATTTTATCATAATATTCTTTGGATATTTCACACCCTTTGAAACTTCGTTTTGTATTTCTACACGCGACTGCGGTTGTTCCTCCACCTAAAAATGTATCAAGAACTGTATCTCCTTCATTGCTATGTTTCTTGATCAATTCTTCAAATAATGGCAATGATTTCTGTGTAGGATGAAACCGATTGACACCACCCTGTAGTGGAAAATGATAAATACCATTATCGTATTTACTATGGAATGTTGGTTTTGCGCCTTTGATTCCTAAAAGCGCAATTTCGCGACAATTGGTCAAATAATTCACGGCTGAATTGATAGGCTGGGGATTTGTTTTGATCCATTCAATAAACCGGATTTGTTTGAATTTATGCTTTTCCATTATATCTTTTAATGTTGTAATTTTAAACAAATCGAAAAACAAAATGAGGGTTCCCCCTTTTTTTAATTTTTTATAGTATTCACCAACAAATGTATCCAATATTTCTACAGTAAAATCTTTATCCCAATCACCGTAATCCGTTTTCACACAATATTTTTTTCCATAAATAGTTCCATATTTCATATAATTTTCCTTTTTCTCATCCGTTTTTATTTTGTTTTCTTTTTTATACTGATTCCATTCTTCTTCTGTTTTGACAAATTCTACTTTGTTTTCTTCATTGGCTTTCACAGTTTCATAATGTGTATTCATACCCGATTCTCTGGAAATAATATATGGCGGATCTGTCAAAATAAGATCAATCGAATTATCTGCAATGGATTGTAGGAAACTTATTCCATCCGTATTTTTTACTTCAATTATAGATGTCATAGGTTCAGATATATTTGATTCCATTTTATAAGTTATTATATTTAAAACTAAATAATATTTATATCAATTTTATAGACATTTTCTCATTTCAAACATACATTATTAATATAATCTATAATATTATATATTATGGAAAAATCATCAATTCATTCAAACATTTGTTATGATTTTATTGATAAAAATATTGAATTATTTGATGATTTAGAAACATACAATATTAATCATGAATTTAATAGAGATTTATTTATAAAATATATAGAAAGTCAAAAATGTTCAGCAAAATATTTTAATTTAATTAAATATTTATATGAAAATCGTACATACATTTCTTATGATATTGCATTACAACAATTTACAGATAATATATCTGAATTGAAAGAAAAATATAATGAAAAAGAATTAATTCTTATTTTTATACAAAAAGAACCGCATAAAAGTAACTATTATTTTACTTTATATTTTCTATATTTATATAGAAAATTAACAGGAAAAAAGATAGAATATGTATTTTTTGAAGAAAATATTTCAATGGATGGATTTATAAATCCATTATTAATTCTTTGTGATGATTTTATTTATAGTGGAAATCAAATAACTCAAAATATAAAAAAATTATCGTATCATAAAAATTCAAATGAAAAATTACAATTATTTTTACATATTATTGGTAGGACGGAAAGTAGTTTACAAAAATTAAATTCTATTGAAAATATTGAAATAATTTATCCAGAAAAAATATTTATTGAAAAAAAAACAATATTATCTTTATTATGTGATAAAATAAATGAAAATACAAAGATTTCAGATTTTATTTTAAATCAAGATGGTTCTTTATCTACGGATGATCAAAAAATGATAGAAGATTATATTATTGATAATGATATGTATATTTTAAATGTTGAACAAGATAAATTATATGTTACGGGTCAACTATATAATTCTTTTGAATATTTAGGTTTATCATTGATATATTTATTTTTCAAATATCCAGATAATCTGTCTACAATAACTACTATGTGTGGAATCAAAAATTATAAAAATGTATATACTATTAATTATGATGTTTTTACAAAAAAAATAAACAAGGATAAAATTATACGAAAAGACAAAAATAAATGGGATTATAAATTTGAAATTACACCAGAAATGATAGGTATAAATGATTTGAATGATATTAAAACAAAAATAATTTTACCAGAAAAAATGGATATATCTAAATATGATTGGATTGAACAATGTATCAATTTTGAAGAAATTTATAACAATTTTAAAAAAATATTTTTTAAAAAATCATATTCATATGATAAACCAATGGAAAATATAGAATTAATTAATAATTGTGAAAAAACAATAGATGTAGATTCGGGAGGGGTATGTAATCAATCGATTAAACCATTCTATAAAAGTGAACCATTTGTTACAAAATTAAATTCATTTTATTATGCAAATATTAGATCTATTGGTGGAAAAACACGTAAACATAGAAGAAAAAGAAGAAAAACACATAAAAATAGAAGAATTAGAAAAAATAAATAAAAAATTGTATATATCTCCTTTCCTGAACATATATTCGGTTAAAATGATAAAATCAGTTTATCATTTTGAAGAGACATAAAAATCGGCGTTTGGAATGTGAAACGGTGTAAAACCAAATCAAACAGTAGCCAATACATAACCCTTGGTCGTTTTTTTACGAACTTGTTTTTCCTTTTCCGGTGTTTTATGAATTGTATCGTGGCATTTTTCACAAACCGCCAACAAATTCGCCGGATGATTTTTATGAAACGTTCCGATGAATCCATTTTTATCTGCGTCTCTTTGTGGACTCATATGATGCGTTTCTTCAGATAATTCCACCTTACATATTTCACATAAACCTCTTATCTTTTTACTATTAAAATGCGACGGTTTCATTGAAAGTTCTCCTCCTGTATCTGGAAAATATTTACCCCGAATTTTCATTGCCATTTCTAGAAAATCTTCG